CGTATTAAATCAAACCCTAAACACCCTGACAACTGGGTGGATGGCGCAGGTTACATGGCATGTGGCGGTGAGATTGCAGGCAAGCTGTAGTTATGGATTTAATCACACTTGATTTTGAAACTTATTACGACAAGGACTATTCCTTGAGTAAGATAACAACAGAAGCTTACATCCGTGACCCTCGTTTTGAGACCGTGGGTGTAAGCGTAAGACTTAACAATGGAAAAACGGAGTGGGCTAGTGGCACGCATGAACAGATCAAGAGATACCTCGACACGTTCCCTTGGGATACGTCTATGTTACTTTGTCATAACACTATGTTCGATGGTGCTATTCTTGATTGGCGTTATGATATTCGCCCTCGCATGTATACCGATACTTTGTGTATTGCCCGTGCTTTACACGGGGTGGAAGCTCGTTCAAATCTCGCATCGCTTGCTGAAAGGTATAAGATCGGCAAGAAAGGTACAGAGGTACTCGACGCACTCGGAAAGCAACGTGCAGATTTTACACCCGAAGAACTAAGCGCGTACGGTGACTACTGTATCAATGATGTAGAGCTAACCTATAAGTTATTTAGCATTATGGCACGTAACTTTCCCAAGTCTGAACTACGTTTGATTGACCTAACGTTGCGCATGTTCACTCAACCCACATTAGAATTAGATGATGGCCTACTAATATCACACCTTAGTGACGTTAAAGCACGTAAGGATAAGTTGTTAGTAGATGCAGGTATTGATGATAAGAAAGACCTGATGTCCAACCCCAAGTTTGCTGAACTACTTAAAGGGCTTGGCGTAGAACCCCCCATGAAAATAAGCTTAACTACAAACAAAGAAACACATGCGTTTGCTAAGTCTGATGAAGGGTTTAAAGCATTACTCGAACATGAAAACCCAAAGGTAAAGTCTTTGGTAGAAGCACGTCTGGGTAACAAGTCTAGCCTTGAAGAGACACGTACCCAAAGGTTTATAGATATATCCAAGCGTGGGTTACTACCTGTACCTGTAAAATATTATGCCGCGCACACGGGGCGTTGGGGTGGTTCAGATAAGATTAACCTACAAAACCTACCTAGCCGTGGAGCAAATGGTAAGAAATTAAAGAGTAGTATCGTTGCCCCAACAGGACACACGTTAATAGATTGTGATAGTTCTCAGATTGAAGCACGCGTACTTGCGTGGTTAGCAGGGCAAAAAGATTTAGTCGCACAGTTCGCGGCGGGTGAAGACGTGTATAAATATATGGCGTCTAGCATATACTCAGTCTCAGTAAAGAACGTAACCAAAGATCAAAGGTTTGTGGGTAAGACTACAATTCTCGGTGCAGGGTATGGTATGGGAGCTGTAAAGTTCCAAGCGCAGTTGCAAGGGTTTGGTGTATACATTGAGCTTGATGAAGCGAGGCGCATCATTGAAATATATCGTGGTACTAACGGGTCGATTAGCCAGTTATGGCGTGACGCTAATAACATGGTACAATACATGGCACGCGGTGACAGCGTACAGTTTGGCAAAGAAGGTGTCTTGCAAGTAGACGCACGCAAGAACGCTATCATTTTGCCTAATGGTCTACCTATGTTTTATCATGGCTTGGCGGCTGAACGTGGTGATCGTGGGTACGAGTATACGTACCGAACGAGAAAAGGCCCGAACCGTATATACGGGGGTAAAGTTGTGGAGAACGTATGCCAAGCTATAGCTCGCTGTATCATAGGGCATCAAATGATACTCCTTGCCAAGAGGTACAAGGCTGTGTTAACTGTACATGACTCGATTATTACCTGTGTTCCTGACGAAGAGTTGGTTGAAGCACAAGCGTACATGGAAGAGTGTATGAGCCAAACGCCTGACTGGGCAAAAGGTTTACCTATAACCTGTGAGAGTGGCACAGGCAAATCATATGGAGAATGTGAGTGACAAAAGTAGCACCGTGGTCTTTCAGTAAGATTAAAGCATTTGAGCAATGCCCCAAGCAATTCTACCATGACAAGATACTCAAAGAGTTCCCGTTTAAAGAAACAGATGCTACCCTGTATGGAACAGCTTTTCACAAAGCCGCAGAAGATTTTGTAGGTAAAGACACACCACTCCCTAAGAAGTTTAGCTTTGCGGAAGAGGCACTGGTATCACTAAAAAACCGCAAAGGCGAAAAGCTGTGCGAAATAAAACTTGGACTTAACTCAGATTTAGAAGCATGTGATTTCTATGACAAGGACGTTTGGTTTCGTGGTATAGCTGACTTGGTTATACTGGACGGTGATCTCGCATGGGTAGTAGATTACAAGACGGGCAAGTCTTCTAAGTATGCAGACAAAGGACAGCTAGAATTAATGGCGTTAGGTTTGTTTGCCAAGTACCCCCAAATTAAAACTGTACGTGCAGGGTTATTTTTTGTTGTATGTAATGACTTGGTAAAAGATACATATATGGAGTATGATAGCCATAAGCTGTGGGGGAAATGGTTGAGTAAGTATGACCAGATGAAAGCCGCGGCAGAAAACGATGTGTGGAACGCACGGCCTAACGGCTTATGTAGACGACACTGCCCTGTAATAGAATGTGTTCACAATGGAGCAAACGTATGAGAAAACGTAAGAAGCAAGTCAACGCCCCTGTAGGTAGTAAACCGTTTGAGGCACGTATGGAACGACAACGCGCCAGACGTAAGGTAGATAAAAACGGTGTAGACCGGAATGGTAACGGCAAAGCCGACAAACGTGAAGGTAAAGATGTTAGCCACAAGAAAGCCTTGTCCAAAGGTGGGTCTAACAAAGATGGTATACGTATAGAAAGTTCAAGTAAGAACCGCGCACGTAACTACAAGAAGAAGAAAAAGTAGTTCGGGCAACTGCCCGAAAGGAGAACTAAGTGAGAATAATAGAAGACAAGGCGTTGCTGTTAAAGCTACGCAATCCAAACCGTGTCACTAAAACAGTCCCAAAGAGTAAAACTGTACGCGATAATGAAGTGCTAGTTAACTGGGGCATCGATGAAATGCACGCACTTCGAGCGTTAAATATAGACGTGCCTTCTCCTATACAAGGACAGTATACGTGGACGGGTAAATACAATCCGTTTGCGCACCAAAAGAAAACTGCCGCGTTCTTAACGATGAACAAAAAATCTTTTTGCTTCAACGAGCAGGGTACAGGTAAAACAGCTAGTGCTATCTGGGCTACTGACTACCTGATGAAACAAGGTAAAATTAAAAGGGCTTTAGTTATATGCCCCCTGTCTATTATGGATTCAGCGTGGCGCGAAGACTTATTTACTTTTGCACCACATCGCACTGTGGATATAGCGCATGGTGTATCAAAGAAACGCAAAGCTATAATAGAGCAGGGCGCAGACTTTGTTATAATAAACTATGACGGGGTAGAAATTGTATCGGAAGAGATAGCTAAAGGTGGTTTCGATTTAATTATTGTAGACGAAGCTACACACTACAAAAACGCTCAGTCTAAACGTTGGAAAATATTAAATAAACTTGTTAACGAAGACACTTGGTTGTGGATGATGACAGGCACACCTGCCGCGCAATCTCCACTGGACGCTTATGGGTTGGCAAAACTTATTGACCCTACCACTGTGCCAAGGTTCTTTGGTTCGTTTCGTGATATGGTCATGCGCAAGGTAACTCAGTTTAGGTGGATAGTTAAACCCGAAGCTACTGACCTTGTGTTTAACGTGTTACAACCTGCCATAAGATTTACAAAGGAAGAGTGTCTTGATCTCCCCGATATGACGTACGTGAAACGTAAGGTAGAGTTAACAAGGCAACAGCAGAAATACTACAACCTGTTGAAGAAAAAACTTACGATGAAAATACACGAAGACGAAGTGTCTGCAGTTAACGCCGCTGTTGTTATGAACAAACTACTGCAAATATCGGCAGGGGCTGTATACACCGATGAAGGTGATACCTTAGAGTTCGATATAAAACATAGATATAAAGTGTTACGAGAAGTAATAGACGAAAGTAGCCAAAAAGTGCTTGTTTTCGTGCCGTTCAAACACACTATTGACATACTAACAGATAAGTTACGTAGTGACGGAATTACTACTGACGTTATCCGTGGCGACGTACCTGTAGCTAAACGCACAGATATATTTAAACGGTTTCAAACAACGAGCGACCCAAGAGTTTTAGTTATACAACCGCAATCAGCGGCACACGGTGTTACGTTAACAGCAGCTAACACAGTAGTCTGGTGGGGGCCAACACCTTCGTTAGAAACTTATGCTCAAGCAAACGCACGGGTTCATAGGTCTGGACAGAAGCATCCCTGTACTGTTGTACAGTTGCAAGGTTCTGCCGCGGAAAAGCGTGTTTACGCACTTCTTGATAATAGAATTGATGTACACACAAAGATGATAGAT